AGCCTTTAGCAGCCTCAGCCTCACCGAAGTACAAAGCCATAGTAGCCTTGAATACATCTCTGGCTAGCGTAGGACCACTTGATGTGGGTACGCCAGTGCTTCCAGTAAATCCTGTACCGCCAGTAAAGCCAGTTCCGCCAGTAAATGCTCCAGAGGTAGGACGTTGTCTCCATTCAAATCCACCGCCAGGTAAACTTAGTTTGTACCATTCATATCCTGGCTTAAGTCCTGTTGCTGGTGGTGTTTCAATCTTGCCAGCAGAGCCAGGTGTGGTTGAGATAAATCCGCCTAGACCAAGTTCTTCTCTTGCAGCCTGTGCCTCTTGTAGAGCCTTCTGTGCATCTACCTGTGCAGGGCTTAGACCAGTCTTAGGGTCACGAGTGTAGTAAGGGTCAGATGCTAATGGGGGAGTAGATGCAAGTGCTGCTGCATCACGTTGTGCACGAAGTCTTGACTTCTCATCAGCAAATACAGTGTCACCCATACTGATTGCTTCCTGAGCACTTTTCTGGGCATCTGTCTTTGGCTGTGCAGTTGGTGTTGTAGGCGTTGCAGGAGTTTTCTCAGGGGACTGATTAGCCATTTATACTCCGAATCCCATAGCACTTGCCAAGCCAGTAGCAAGGTCTCTTGCACCTTGAATTGCCCACCCTGCTCCTTCGGAATTAGGATGGAACTTGAAATACTCATCTGCTTCAGCAAGACTCTTCATAGGAACCTTTCCTGCAGTTCCATCTGGACGAAGCAATTTATCTAAGTCAGGGTTATCTAGGTCAATAGTATTTGGGTCAACATCCCACCACTTAGCCATACGGCTAATGTAAGGCTGTGCTAAATCTAATACAGTCAGACCAGGATTAGCCTTAAGACGTTCTGCAAATTGTGGGTAAAGGTCTGCAGCCTTAGCGTTGAACTGTGATTGAAGTCTTTCTAAAGTAGTCTCGCCCTTTGCTAGTTGCAAGGCGTAGTTAGCAACTTCTTTATCAGAAAGATAACCAAGACCATTAGCCCTAAGTACTGTCTTAATACTACCAATCTTATCGATTACGCTGGTAGGTAGAGTCTTAGTATCACCAATGTTTGCCTTAGCCCATAGGTAGTTTTCAGCAAATTGCTTAGCATTGAATAGCCCTGGGCTTTCAACTATCTCAGTTGTGCCATCTGGCTTTACGATAGTTTCTTTTACCTTACCTCCAGCCTTAGCGGCTGCAGTAAGTTTGTTATAGAAATCGCTTAAATCTTTCTCGCCAAACTGTGCGAAGGCTCCTTGAGTAAAGCCAAGTTCCTGTGCTACTCCACTGAGGATTGCATCAGAGGTAACCTTGTCATAGTTGGTATAGGTGTAAGTTGCATTGGTTTGTCTAGGGGCATTTTGAAGTTGTGTCTCTAGTACATTCCAGGGGGTCTGCTTGATGTACTGGGCTAGGGCAGTCTGTGCTCTCTCAGATAACTTAGAGAAACTCCTCTTGACAAAAGCCGAATCTTTCTTGACCAAGTTGCCATTCTTGTCTGGCATCCAGATGTAATTGATTGTTTTGCCTTTTGTGCCAGCAGTTGAGAACTCATTTCTTAGTTTATCTATACTGCCTTGCGGCGACACCAGCCCCAAGACAGAAGATGTATTGGCAGAGGTATTAGCACTTGATGGAGTTTTTCTATACCTAGTCAACTTTTACCTCTTTCAGATTATCATTTTCAAAATATCTGTCAATTAAATCAGCAACTCTTGGGTCAACTATGTCAACTATAGAGTTAACATAATCACGCCAAGCGTTTTGAACCTTGCTTTTATAACCATTAGGAGCATCCTTATATAGGTTGCTGAAGTCCTGGCGGTATCTCATAATGGCTGTGATTTGCTCCCATACTGGAGTATCGCCATATTTATCCATAAACTTCTGGTCATTCAAAACAGTTGTCAAACCAGTTGCATACTTAAATCCAACATCTTCGCTTTGGTTACGATTGTATTCCCGCAACCACGCTGGGCTGATTTCTCCCAGTTGCATTGCATAATTTTTTAGAGCATTACGCAGAACTTCAACTGATGAGTAACTGGCATACTTCTTTTCTTTAGCCAGTTCATTTAACTGTCTCTTATACTCAGAGTAAGCCTTCCATACTCTACCCACTTCAATTTCAGTTTCAACATCTTGAACTGACTTAAGTGGTAAGTTTAATGGAGTGCCATCTGGCAAAGTTGCACCCTGCTTATTTAGTATTCTGACTATATTAGGGTCTGACTTCTCGCCTACTAAGTCAAGGGTCATAAGACCAACTAAACTCTTATCTCCTTCAAACAAGCCAGCAAGTCTCTTTGCTAATCCAGAGTTCTCTTCATATACTCTTTCATAGCCCTCAGCGTTGGCTACAAAGTATGCAGCCTTACGCTTGCGCTTTGCACCAAAGTATAGGCGCTCCATTTGCAATGGATTTGTTGGACCAAGAATTGCTATACGCTCATTCATTTCTTTTTCTGCAGCAGCCTTAGCATCTCTAGGAGACATTCCTTGTTGAATATACTTATCAGTAGCAGCGCGAAAATAAGTAGAGAATATGCTATCTGGACGATTATCAACTACGGCAGCAGTTCCCAAGGGTGAGCCAAATTGCCATAAGGCTTTCTCACGAAATCCCCGCTTAGTCATCTGGGTTACAATTTTCTCATTAGGAGCCTTACCAATGCCCATCTCATACAAAGCCATTTGGTAATTCCAGTTAGAGTTAAATGAATCTAGCCACTCTTTCTTAGATTCATCGCCATTCAACCAAAGCAAAAAGTTTCTTGCCCAGGCTGGAGTAAATGTTTGTGTAGCCTGGCGACCTAAATCGCTTTCTACTCCATATGGAAATAGTTCTTCATATGAGTAGCCAGGAAGTTTTCCGAATGTTGTATCGATAACATCCTTAAGAATCTTATCATTACCTGGCTTAAGCGCTAGTGCTTGACCCACAACAAAAGGAACTATGTATGATGGACCTGCAAAGTTAGCAATAAAGTTAACTGCTCTGGTGCTAAACATAAGTCCTTGACCTTTATTTAGACCAAGTTCTTTAGTGCCAGGAAGGATTAGGTACTCAGCATCCAATACATCTTTTACTGGATTTCCATATTTGTCAACCCCAAAGGAGTTATAGATTCCATAATATGAATTTAAGAATCCAGCAATGCGCTGTGGAGCCTTTGCTGCAAATCTGGTATAACGATATAAACCGCTGGCAGATGCAGCAGGGAACGAAAGAAATGTTCTTGCTGCAAACAAAGCACGATTTTGACGACGTACTGAATAGAACGTCTTCTCTGCTTCTTTGACCATTTCAATGGCTGCAGCCTGGCGAACATTGTTTATAGTTCCAGTCGTAATCTCATATCCTTGAGCAGCAAGACCTTCAAGTTTATCAATCATTCTTTGTCTAAACTCAACGCTAGCCCAAGCCCAACGGATAGCATTTTCAGGTGCACCCAAAGCCTTCCAGGCTGCGCCAGTTGCTCGGCTAAAAGCCTCATTGAGAGCAAGGAACTGATTCCTAGGAATAGAATATCCTGTGTCAAGAGGGTTGATAGGAGTAAGTCTATCCAACTTATCGCCTAACAACTGTGCTAATTGATTACCGCGAACCTCGCCCGCAGATGCTAATGCTCTAGCCTCAAGCGTGGGTAGATAGCGATTGACATAAGCAATCTGGTCATCAATCATATTAACAATCTCAGAAGCGTCTCTGCCAAACTCCTCAGCGTAAGAACGCCCTGGACGCTTTAGACCCCAAGTCTCAATAATTTCATTACGAGTACGACCAGCAAGAATCTGGTCAATGAGAACATCGCCTCGCATATAGTTATTTATAGTCCAGGCTAGTTCGTCAAAATATAATGGGTCTGTAACATCAGTAATGCGGTCGGCGTTCTGACGTCCAAGAATCTGCACTCTTTTAGCAAATTGCTTGTCACCAAGAATTTCTATTTCACGAGTATGACGGTTAGAAATTTCAGACTTATATGAAGTACCGAGGTGATTTTCACTCTCAAGTCTAGGAAGATTAATTGTTTGTCCATTACTTAAGACATAACCCTCTTCTTCTTGACGACCTTTGCGACGAATGCGAGCATTGTCTACAACAGAGAACTCATCTGCTAGTTGCTTACGAGTTGGTCCCATACTAACAAGGAGATTATCAATATCGTCATATGCTTTCTTGACTGAAGCATTAAGAGTGTTCAAGTCGGGGGCTAAGGTATTGATGTCGCCTGCGGCTTTTGTAATAGCCAATTCAGCAGCACGAATTTCACCAGCAAATTTTGGGTCCTTTAGTGACTTAAGGTACTGAGTCCTGCGAACTAGACCATAAAGGCTAGGAACCTCTTCACGTTGTAGTCCAAACTCACGAGCCCTAGTTCTCATTTTTTCTTCAAGACGATTGATTAGCGCCTCAGCGGCACGAAGGTCTGAAGCAACGGTGTCTTTATACTGAAGAAGTGTTGAAGGAGAACGCTTTGGGTCAACAAAGAATTGAATCCACTCAGCGGTTGCATTATCTACAATGTCAACAGCCTTTTCATACTGGTCTGTAAGTTTGCCATATTCATCTTTAAGCGCTTTACGCCGAGCGCCACTCTTAATATTAGCCTTATTTACAAGTTGGTTGAATCGGTTTCTGTTGTTATAGATTGAATTCTTTACAAAAGACTGTGTGCTATCTGTCAAGAACTTAGCACCTTGGGACATAACCGCAGCATTCAGAGGTTCAAAGATTGAGTTCTTTGGAATGTATGCTGGGCGAACCAACTGTGCAAACGAAAATATCTTGTTTCCAAACTCAAATAGTCCACGACCAGTTTCGGTAAATACGTTTCTGGTTGGGTCAAATGCGCCAGAGATACGGTTTGCTTCACGCACAATCTTACCTAATGGCGGTAGGGGCGTAGCATTTGACAACTGGCGTTGAGTCTGTGGGCTGACAACAGTACGAACACCACTTGGGTCCATAGCGTATGAATCCCGCTTCAAGTCATTGTGATAGTTGTTTAGGTTGTCGTTAAATTCTTTAATGAATTGCTGTGCTCTAACACGGCTTACGCCCATTGTTGCTAGGACGTCTACGCCTACTTCCTCGCCCATATTCCTAAAGAAGATTTCGCGCTTGCCGTCTGTATTTTGCATCAAAGCATTCTCAATAATATTGCGGCGATAGTCGGCAGCAGTTACTGTTGAACCATCTTTAAGTTGTACAGTATTAGTACCACGAGAAAATAAAGGAATGTCATCTAGCCAAGCATTGATTTCTTCAATGGTATCTGCTGGGCGGAGACCAGAGTTGCTAATAATTCCACGAGGCATTTTGCCGCCAGTAAAGCGAATCAGTGCAGTTATTGCACCGCCGCGTTTTCCAGAACCAATTAATGTCTGAGTCACGCCACCAATATTGCTATAGTCACGCACTGCAGATGCAGCACCAAAACGCTGACCAAGTGCACGGGTCTTAGCGGTAATCTTAGAGCCGATAACTGGTTGTATAGGTTGATAAGCAGAACCCAGATTACGAGGTTCAGGTAAAAACTGACCAGTTTGAGGGTCGAATTGGTCACGGAAGAAGGCATCATAGATACGCTGAGATTCAGGATTCTTTGCAATAGCATCATCAAATGCTTTATTCCAGCGCTGTTTTATCTCTGTATTATATGAGCGATATTGACCAGTCTTTAGATAGTCTGCTGCAACTTCATCGGCAGCATTTGATATGTACCATAAATCATCTGTTCTTCCAGCATTGATAAGGCGCTCGATTGCAGGAGCATATCCCTTATCAGCAAGGATTAAATCCCTAACAAAATTAGGGTCATTTGTTTCTTTCACTTCTCTTGCAATACGAGGATTATTTGTATGTGGCTTTAAGATTTCATTGATTAATGTGTTATCATTTGTTTTTGCAAGATTTTCAATTTCTGCGCCAAATACAGTTTGTGCTTTTCCAGAGATATGGTCATCAGCCAATTTCTCTAGTTTAGCAATAGCGTCTACATCATAAACATTTAGTTTATTGCTTAAACCAGCAGCGCGAGCCGCAGAACGCAAAGCAGATACGGATGCTTGAGCAGAGCCAACTACTGCCACATTACCAACGATTGCATCAGTAAGACCAGTCAACCAACGACCAGTTGTATTATCTACAAAGTTAGCCTGAATATCAGCGTCGTCCCATAGATTAACGCGGTCAATATCAATCCCGCCATCTTCAAGGATGGCATCAGATATACCAGTAACGTGGAATGGATTTAACCAAGACTTAGTAAGGGCTACGCCTAAAGAAACATCTTTGCTTCGGTTATACGCATCCTGAATATCACTAAACTGCAAGCCTTTGCCATAAGCATCATTCTCATATAGAGGAGATTCTGGGTCAGTTAAAAGTGCAGCAGTTGAGATAGGACGCTTTACTACTGGGCTTAATACTTTTTCTTCAAGAAAAATCGAAGCCTGAAGTAGTGGGTCAAAAGGAATAGAGGCATCTGCTGCAGTTTGAGCAGCGTAATCAGCCATACCGTCTTTAAGAAGATTGTTTAGGTCTGTGCTAGTTTGTGTAGCAATCTTTTGTGCTTCACGAGTAACGCCAATCTGGGTTCCCGCCTTAAGTACTGACGCAGATGGACCCGCACCTGGCTGAACTCCTAGGGCTTGAAATGGAGCAAGTGCTCCTTTACCTAGGAATGCTGTTGCTTTACCTACTGGTTTTAATACAGGTTCAGCAATCTCTACTGCAGTCTTTGCTGCACCAAGAACACGCTTAGTATTATCTTGAAGATTTCTTTTGGCAATGTTCCAAGGCGAAAGGGTATCGACAATTTTCTGCATAGAATCTTTGTCGCCACCAAGTGCCTTCTTGAAGTTATCCCAAAATGCCATTTAGAACTCCAAAAATTGTGGGTTGAATGTGGAAGCATCTCCACCTTTTACGTCTTGACCAGTAATTTCTCTGATAAAATTATCTCTATCAGTTGTAGTTTCCCAAGGAATCATTGACAAAGTAAAAGCAATGCCAAAGTTTTCGTAACCCAGAGAATTACCAAACTTATCGAGATGGTCGAAGAATGTGTTCTCCATCCATCTCATTACATTAACTCCCTAAGTAGAGCGCTAACCATTTTTTTGTATGAATCTGGAGCCCCAGGCATACGTGCTGCATTTACTAAATCATTTCTATAGCGTCTAATCAAATCGACATTTTCAATTTGGCGATTATCTGGGTTAAGGCTAGGAGGAAGTGCTTCACTTCCACGTCCATCTCCAAAGTCAATTCCATCTGAAATAGGACGAAACTCTGTTGGTTCTGAATCTAATGGCTCAACAGCACCAAGAATCGAAGCAATATCCATACCAACACTTGCTGATTCTGTGACGCAGTAGGGCGATATCCTCCGCTTACCATCACTTCTCCTCTGGTGTATATGAATATTCTTCAGCGCTAAGTAACATACCTTTGGCTAACCAAGGGTTCATATTGTCACTTACATCTGTCATTAGGTATCGAGTGCCCTCATAATCTGACCACTCGCTTACAAGAACCCATCCTGTGCAGATTTGGCTCTCTGAATCTTCTAGTTCTTCGGCAAGAAATCTCATTGCCCTATCGATTGCTTCGTTAAACTTACTCACTTGTACTGCACTTCTTGATAGAAGGGAGGCGCTGAATAAGCGCTAACCTTAGATGCTATATCCATAGCAATCTCTGGTTCTGCTCCTGCGTAAAGTGCGCCCAATGCGTAAGGTCCACCTGAACCAATCGCATAAATATTATCGTCAGACTTCATTACTGATAAGTCTTCGTCGATATCGAATATCTCACCACCAACTGAGATAAGGAACTGGAATCGCATTCCGTCCTTCTTATCTTCTTCAAAGTTGTAGCCATTGTCAGTTAAACACTTACGAAGTGATGGCATTACCTTGGTAATCATATAGCGATAGACATCTTTCTTGTCTTTCGCTGTAAACTGTGGTGGGTTCCAGATATTCTGTGCTATGTCACACGGAGCAACTTCTCCTGCTCCAGCGATTAACAACGCACCGCGTTGAGAAATCTTCTTCATTGCTTTATGTGCATAGATGCGTCCTGCATCATCTGTCACACGAGAGTCAGCAACAAGTACGCTGCGGTCTGAATATTCAATGCCGATAATCGTTGTCACTGTCCCCTCCTAAATTATCGTCGTCGAATAGTTCTTACGCTTGCGTTTGCTTCTCCTGCGCCTGTAAGGCTTGATAAAAGACTAAGAATGTCTGGCGCTCCTGGCGCTGGTGCTACTTCTGGTCCTGGTGCCGTAGGAAGAGCGCCTTCTGCTGGTGCGCCTAAGGGAGCAGGGGACGGTTGCTCAACCATTTCAGATGGCATACCAGCAGAAGGAACCTGCTCTGCAGGTGCGAATGATTCTTCAATCGCATCCTCAAGTGCTACACCTTTCTGGCGAGCCTTAATTACTGCAGCAATCTTGCGTACAACATCCCCAGCATCTCCGCCTTGTGTTGCCATAGCAGGAATTGCTTGAGTATATGCAGTCAAGGAACCAAGCAACGCTTGGCGCATATTCTCAACTTCAATCTTCTCAAGTTCTTGTGTGACGTTTACAGTGAATGGAAGTTCACGCATTGCAAGGTCTTTGGAGATAAGTCCTCCACCAAGAGCCTGAAGCATAAAGATTAGACCCTGTGCTGGGTTGAGACCAGCGAGCATTCCGTAACGGACATCAGCGCTGTAGTCGCCCTTGATATCTTTACGTGGGCTATATGTAATTTCATAAGGTGAACCAGAGTCAACGCCACGAATTGTCTTGACTTCTGGGAAAATCTTCTCGTCTACCTCAAAGCAAATCTGAATGACGTCACGAAGTGCGCTAGCAAAGATTGCTTGAGCGGACTTAACCTGTGTATCAAATGCGCCCATAAGCGCCTGTACACCTTGTCCTGTGACGATTGATGCGTCAATGTTTCCTGTACGTCCCTCAGGATAACGTGCACCGACACGCATTTCTTGATTGAGCAGTGTCTGCTCTGTGAATGCGCCTTGTGGCAATGTAAGTTCAACACGACGAACGCCCGCTGGCTGGCTTGTGCGGATAATCGCATCGCCACCAAGCATAAGTTCTTGTACGTCGTTAGGAAGAACGATAGGAGCCTGAACAGATTTCTCTGCTGCTTCCATCGCAAGGAGAGCAAAACGGTTGCGAAGCAACTGAATACCAATGATGTCATCGAACTGACCGCGCATTTCACCATCGACAGATGGCTTACGTGCACAAACAATCATCATCTTGCCCATAGGATTCTTAGCAGTTGAAAGAACTAAGTTGCCCTTTGTAGGTAGATATACAACTGATTGGTCTTTGTCGTAGTAGCGAATCATCTCAACCTGTTGAGTTAAGTCTTGCTCATAGCGAAGTTTGCCAAGCAACTCATACTCGAATTCAGGAAATAGTGAGACAAGTTCACCGAGTGTCATTGTGTATCGTTTTGCAAAAGCAACGCAGCGTCCATAGCGGTCGAACTCAGGGTAAGCACCTATTGGGTTTTCTAGGCGGATGCGTGGCAGTTTTGCTTCCTCGTCCACTTCAATGATGAAGGGGAGGAATCCATATGTTAAGTACCAGTCTGCTCCTTGATACATCTGTACAGCCAAATCTGAATGAGCAAAATAATTAGAGGCAATGCGAGTGCGAGTGTCAGCGAACTTGCGAGCACGGTCAGAAACCGAATTCGCCGCGTTGCAGTTGACCGCTGGTAGTGGTGCCATAACCTCTGAAAGGTCTCGCGCCACAATATCCACAAAATTTGCAACGACATTGGCATCTACTCCGTCTGGAAAGAAATCAGGATAGACGGTAGAAATCTGCCCTTTACGAACAGCAAGGACGTCGAGGTTGCGAGCATCCCTGTCTGCAGCGCGATAGCGTAGCGATTCAACGCGTGCGCTAATCTGTTCGATTGATAGTGCCATAGTTTCCTATCCGTATGTATCTTGCCATTGCTCTGCAAAGGCTTCATCTAAATTAATACTTGTTCTGCGGTATGTCTGTGCTCTTGTTGCCCAACGGTTCTGCACCCAACGTTGCTGGGAGGTACCTTGTTGCATCATCTCGCGGATGCGGATGACGGCAAACCAAAGAGCCATTACGCAGTCGGTAGCGTTTCTGGTATCAGGCTTCCACGTAATCAACTGCTGTACTAGCGCCTTAAGACCTTCGCTACCTTCATTGCTTGGTAGTTCTATTAAATTGTTATCCTGGAATCTTCCATCTCTGAGAGAGCCGAAAAGGCTTGCCATAGAAGCCACACCAAAGTTAGTGTCCCACTTATTTTTACCAGTAAAGTGAGAGTTGAGTTGGCAGCCGTACATTGACAACCAGTTGCGTAGGTCGTCGTCGAGCGCGTATGCTTTTTGGTGGGCATTGATTTCAATTCTAAGTTCTTGTGGTTTGTAGCGTTGTACCCAATCTTCAATCAGGTATCGAATCTTCATCGGCGTCGGGTCTGTCATATTGACGCAGTCAAGGATATAAATCATCCCGTCAGCCTTGTTGTATGTTGTGACCACTGCGGCGGTATTGCCCGTCATCGCAGGGTCAAGACCTATAACGGTATAGCCCTCGACGGATTGTGGATGACCTGCAGCACCTGGTTTAAGCGGTCCGCGCTTTCGCATACCGTTGACACATCCTGCAACTGCTGCTGGCGCAAAGATTGCGTCTTCGACGACATCTTCTTGCTGATAGACCATAGCCCATACAGAGGGAGCAACTTCGCTTCTTCTTGTGAAGAGAGCGCCTCCATCCCACTTGGGGTATAGCCCTTGTTCATCAGGTTCATCATTCTCGCCCTCAGGGCGGTCAGTCTTTGCCCACAACGTTTTCCAGTTGTAAGGCTTCTCATCAAACTCGAGGACCGCTGGCATAGCCATATACGTGAATGGCGATTTACCACCAGTCCAGTTAGAGCCGTCCCGTATCTGTTTGTATAGGTCAACGGGAGCAACACGGGTTCCTACAATCAGTAGTTTCCCGTGCCGTCCCAAACGCGTGATAACTTCTTTTTGAAGCCATTCAATTTGCTTCTCCCACTCGTGGGCATTGGAGTTCATCACGACATCGTCAAGGATAATCAGGTCGGCTCGAGCACCGTAAATCTGTGAACCAAAGCCTAGGGCTTGAACCGTAGGGTCTTTTTCTCCAGAGTCTCGACCTGTACCAAGATAAATCATATCGGCGGACCACGTAGGCGAGTCCGCTTTATATCCACCATTAGGACCGAAAGCGGTCTGGAGTTTAATCCAGGACGGATGGCTTAAGCGAGTCTTGATGGCTGAAAGGAATTTACGAGCCATACCCTGAGTCTTGGAGACCAGGATAATTCTGATGTTGGGGTTGGTGGCAATTCGGTAGGTGACGTAGTTGATGGTCAGTACCGTGCTCTTGGCGTGCTCAGGGGGAACGTTAATCAGGACTCGGTTATGCGCCCCTTGTTCAAAAGTCATACTTGGGTGGAGCCATCTAGGCTCACGACCTTCAATCAGGTCAATCCAGTCAAGTTGGTGGGGGAAGAGTTTGGTATCTAAGAACTCGGTTGAGAACTCCTCAAAGGAAATCTCCTTGAGGTTTGCTAGGTCAGCCTTGACCCCTTTGCCTGCTAGGCGAGCCTTGTCGGCTCTAGCCTTGAAGTCAGCATCGCCCATTGTCCATTGGCGGAAGGTCACCTCATTGCGGTTGACCGACTCCATAGCGGCTTTGATGGTGGAACCTTGGCTCAGTTGGTGGAGCACCCGCTCCATAGCCTCGCCCTTTGGGATGTCAACTTTCCCAGGTTTACGTCCCATTAAACCCTCCGTTAAAAACTACTATAAACGCCCACCTATAAACGGTCAGAATATGGGCACTTAAATCTTATATGCCCTATATATATTATATATATATTATATATAGAGCGGAGCGCAGCCCGCAAGAGGCGGAGCGACGCTCCGTATAGATATATAAATATCTATACATATAAGATAACCTGTTCAAATCGTAAAACCGAACAGATAGTTGAAGAATATTTTTATAAGTCGCCCTTTGGGCGACATAATCGCAGGTCAGAAGAGTATAGGGGGGATATAACAGAAAAATTTAGGGTGAGTATATATACATACATACGACCGAGTTTAACGAGTGCGGGGTCAAACCGCCTTGAGCGGTGTCTCCTTGTAGCAGACTCTCTTCCTACGGGCAGGGCTTCTCCTACCTTAAGTCATTAACCAAATGTCGACATATATATAAAGCGACTTTTTAGACTAAATCTAATCTTTCCTAGCAGATAATGAGAGTTTATGGAGAAGATGACTATCTCCCCGCAGGGTAGGCGGGCGGGCTATGAATCAGAATAGAATCTAGATTAGTTGAAAGTTCAAGTAATATCGGGGGAAGAATAGGGGGAATCTATCGAACAAATGTTCGGGTAAGAATGTGACCGACATCACTAAAAATACCCTTGACGCGTTAGGGCTTAAGGCGTAAAGTTCTGCCTATCGGGAAAAGTTCCCGAGACAGGAGAAGAAAAAATGCTAAGTTTTAATGAATATGTAGATAAGAGAGAGTTCTATCGCCTCAAGGCAGAACACGAAATCAAGAATGGCAACGAGATGGAGGCAGAATACGCAATCGGCGTCATTCGCGGTTTAGACCTAGCCTTCCAAGAAGGAACAGCCAAGAGTAAGTTCTAGTCGAAACCGCCCTCGGGCGGTCTAGGGCGGGTTAGCCTCCCCCTACTGAAGAGACAGGCTAAAGAAGACAGGAGAAGAAATGAGCACCGCAACACTTACCAAGACCGAGAACTTATCGGGTATCGTGTCCGCCCTAGAACAGGCTCACGCAATGATTCAAGAGAAGACAGGCGCACCCCGCGCCACAATCCTAGTGACACGCAAGACAGGGCGCACAATGGGACACTTTACTCACGCGAAATTGTGGAAAGCGGGAGACGAGGCGTTTCACGAGATAATGATTTCCGCGAACTATTTCACAAGAGGCGCACGCGCTGTCCTCGGGACACTATTACACGAGGTAGCACATTCCCTAGACTTACAGGCAGGAATTCAAGGCGTAACGGGCGACGGGTACCATAACAAGAAATTTAAGGAGACCGCCGAGGCTCTAGGGCTCACAATCACACAAGCCAAGGGTATCGGGTGGAGCGTAACCGAGGTCTCCGATGCGTGTGCGGAGCGATGGGCGGAGGCGTTAGCACTTATCGAAAACGCACTAGCACTAATGGCAGATTCCGAGCAAGCCAAGAAAACGGGAGGGCGCAACAAGAACTTAAAGTCTGCCCGTTGCGGTTGCGGTGGTGTGATTCGCCTCTCTGCCTCGGTGCTTGAAAAGTGCGCCCCTAAGTGTCAGAATTGCGGGGAGGTCTTCCGAGCATAAGGGCGAAACCTAGCCCCGAGAAATCGGGGCGACGGTCTCGGGGTAAGTGCCCCGACTGATGAGCCCAAACTCTTCAGACTTAAGACAGGAGAACGACAGATGAACAGCAAAGTACGCGAGATTCTCGAACCGCTTATGAGAAGAATGGCTCGAGACCAATCACGAGGGCTTCGCAGAGGCTCGCCGAGGATATACCGAGGCGCAGCGAAATCAGATGAACGCCCCGACAATTCAAGAGGCGAACGAATGGCAAGACTTACGCCTCACCTACGCCGACAAGTTGGCAACAATTCGAGAAGAAATGAAAGAGACCTACCAAAAGGCGAACGCGTAGCAGGACAGCCCCCGCACCCACAGAGGGCGCAGGTTCAAGACCTAGCGGAGGCACGATAAGGGAAAAGTTCCCTTATTACTTAAGACAGGAGAAAAAGAAAATGGAACTAGATGTAGCAATTTGGAACGGCAAGAAGAACAAGGTTCTCACAGTTGAAACTTTCAACTCATCAAAAGAGGCTCTCGACTTTCTAAAAGAGGTTCAACTATTGGACAAGGAGGCGAGCCTCACAGTAAGCGCAATCAGAAAAACCAAGTGAGGAAACTCACAGCCCCGCACACTTTACAGGGTGCGAATGGTGCGAGACCATAGCGGGGCACGAGGCGGAAAGTATCCGCCCAAGTTAGACAGGAGAAAAGCAAGTGAGCACAATGGCACAAGTACAGGCAGACACACTAGACCAAGACGTTAAACGCCT